TAGATAATGTAGCTCAACCGAATAATCAGCATCTGGGACTGGAGAAACAATTAAAGTAGATCCATTACTAGAAGCCGTAGAAAGTTCTTTATCAAAATCTGCATAATATAAAGGCCTTCCTCTTTCTGAGCTTGTTGAAGCATCGTTAGAATACTCCCGCATAAAACTAGGATGTTTTTTATCTAGATAATGATAATCGCTGCTGCTGTCTATAATAGCTAAAGAAAAACTCATTTTAAAATCAGACGGAGCTGTTAAGTAAGTATTTCCAGTTGTTAAATTTCCTGTTACGTTTTTTCTAAAAAAATCAAATTGAATTAACTCAAAAAGTCTTTCCTCTGCAATTTCAATCATATCGTTTAACGTAGCAACAAAAGTTGTTTCGTCGTTTTCAACGTAATTTTGTATAAGAGTTTTTAGTTCGGTTAAAGTCATACTGTTATTGTAACTGCTCCAACACTTGCTGTCATTTCAGTTACTGTAAAATTTGATCCAACGTTTGCTGGGTTCATAAAATTATTATCCACGACAACTATAAACCCTTCACCTAATTCTTTGTCATTATTTGGTCTTGGGTCATATAAAGCTTGAGGATCTGAAGGTGCGGTATGCGGGTTTAATTGCGGATGTTTAGATTCAAAACATTCTGGGCAAGTTTTTAAACCATTCCATTCTTTTTTAAGGTCTAGTAATTTATATTGAAAACCACACCTATCGCAAAGAGCGATTGCAAATTTAGCGCTTGCGTAAGCCATTTTATAATCCTGCTATATAAGGTCTAATTCTAAAAGATGCTCTGTCTTCATCTTGAGACATGGCTCTTTGAAATTCTTCTTCATATGATTGTTTTAATAAAGCAGATCTATCTGGAGCTCTTTTCATAGAAATGTAATAAGCCAATCCAGCAGCAAAACAAGGGTAAAATCTAAACGGCATATCCATTGTATTCGTTGCTTTATCTGCATCATCCATTCTTACAATTTTATTAAAAACCAATACGTCTGTAGAGTTTTCTGGGGCTGGCCATACTTTTATAGCTGGCGTTGATAATTTATCAAAAAAGAATTGAGAAGGCCTTGCTTTGGTTGTTTTGTTTGGAATATTAATATATTGGCTTCTGCTCAAGCGATCCATAGAAATATCTGTTTCAGTTGAATTAACAGTACGCCTAACAACCATATCTAATATATCAATTACATTAGAATTTAAAGAATAACTACTTGTTCCTTCTGTAACAGTTTGCGTTGCTTGCTCTATTGTCCATTGGTTTAAACCGCGATTAGCCCACTCAGCTAACATTAAATTGATTGATCTTCTAGCTGTTTTTAGGTCATAACCAGTTCTAAGTTCTAGGCCGCATCTTTCAAATGCTTCCTCTACAAACTCAGCTACGTTTGGCTCAAAATCTGTACTGCTTGACGTTGCCATTATTTTTTACGCTTTGTTGTTTTAAGACTTTTTTCAATAATTTTTGCTTGTGCAAGATGAGATTTAGAAGCTTTTTTTAATGCACTAACTAATTTTCTTTTTTGTGCAACTGTTAGTTCTGCCATTATTCCTCCGTATCGTTATACAAGTTATCAAAAACTCTATTGACATCTAAGGTATAGTCTAAATCAGATTTTGAATAATGTATATGTGCAGATGGTCTAAAGTCTGGTGCACCACTTCCTGTTTCAAACCAAGCAGGATGTGTGACTCTAACTCTGTTGTTGGGTAAAGCAATAATATTTCCTGTCCATTCTCCCGCATCTAACAACTCTAATACGTGACTTTGTTTATGTTGAGCTGGATCATCTGCTATTTCATTTTCGGCATAATCTACTGTAAACATGTATTTAGCAGGAAAAAATTGACCATCTATCTTTGCCATCCAAGGACATGGTGTTGCTCTATCAATTACATAAACTGCATGTGTATGCGAAGAACAATCCCAAGGTTGAGCATCATGGACAGCCATTGGTTCTGGCCACTCTTCAAAAGGAGTATCCCCAACCAAAGCTGTAATAGGCATACGAGCCCACATAGCTCCACCGTGAACTGTGTCTTCTGGTTCTCCTTCCGCTTCTATACCTGTAAAAATCATTTGAAAACTTAAACACCTGCAAGGCATGGTCGTAACGCCAACTGCCATAGCGTGCAGAAATTCACCATGATATTTACCGTGGTTATGGGTGTACTCTCTCCTTACCCAGCATTTAAAATGGGGTATATTGCTATACAAATAAGGCACTATTTACTTGCCTTTCCGCCCTTTTTGTACCCCTTGGATTTCATTGGGCCGCCATTACGCATACCCTTAGATTTCATTAGACCGCCGTTACGCATACCTTTGGTTTTTTTCTTTTCTGCAACTCCGCCATATTGCATTTTCACGCCTTTTTTTGCGGGTTTTTTAGATTTTCCACCATTTGCATACATTTTACTTGTTTTTCTAAACACCATTATTTACTCCTAATATTCTTTAGTTTTCTTTCTCTTGTGGCTCATTACTTTACCACAACCTCTTGCAATATAAGAATTTGCTGGACCACCTTTACTTTTTTTTTGCCAGCTAATTCTTTTTGAACTTGTTTTCTTTTTTGCTGCAGACGTGCATTGAGCCATAGTTGGTCTACATGCAGGATAGCTTTTTCTTTTTTCACCTTTTTTACGTCCACAAGGCTTTCCTGTTTTACAATCAACCCAACCTTTACCTTTGTTTTGACCAAACCATTCTTTTAAACCATTAGCCATTATCTCAGCCTATTTTTTAAAACTGCGCCTTGGCCTCTAATAGAAACTAGTCCACCAGCAGCTTTTTTAACTTTGCTTTTGTTACCCCAGTTTTTAGCACCTACTTTACGGCACTTAACTAAAGCTCCACTAGCATATGCTGAAGGCCAAACCTTATATCTAGATTTTACTTTACTATAACAAGCGTCTTTTTTAGATTTTTTCTTTGTTGCCATTTAACATTTCCATCTTCGTCTTGCTTGACGTATTCTTGAATTAGGATCGTTTCTAGTTTTGGCTGAACTTCGTTTTAGTTGACCAAGAGATCTAGCGCAATATGATTTACGCCTTTTTGCTGCTTTGCTACCTCTTTTTACTTTGCCTGTTACGGCTGTTTTAAGTTTAGATCCAGGATTAGCTTTACGATAGGCTCTTACACCTTTCGCAGTCATCCCTGCGCCTTTTTTTGTAGGCCTATAGTTAGCTTTCTTACCCTTGGTAGTTCTGCGAATTGGCTTTGCCGCTTTGCGAGCCATTCATTAATAGGTTTTATTCAAAACCAATATTATTGAATAAGTGTCACCACTAGAATGTCCAACGGTTGTTAGATCAATATCTCCAGTAATACCACTACCAGCGTTATTAGGAATGGCACCAAATAAGTCATAATACTCATCTCCTGTAGAGTCAGCAGGTAACCCTGTTAACAAAACATTAGTTGAAGCATCAAACTCAAGGTTAACTCCCATTCCTCTTGTAGCCCAATAAATTCGAGCAACTGAAACTCTAGTACAAGCTTCGCCCAAGCTATTAGCGTTTAAAGCTGATACATCAACTTTTTTTACCGCACTTTCACCTGAACCGTCAGAAACGTTAGTAAATTTCAAGACGGCAACTCTCTCGCCGTCTTGAATTGTTTGAGATGTGACTACATCAGCCATAATTTACCCCTATTAAGATTGGTCGGTAAATGCTGGAGCGTCTGCACCTTCTTGGTTACCCCAAATGTACCAGTTAGTTGAATCTTTAGCTAAGATATTAATTTCAAATAAACCAAAATCAGTTAAAGTAAGAATGGAGTTTGAGTTACCATCAGCGTAAACAGAAACATTATCTGCATTAGAATCTAAATGTATAATTCCACCTAAGAAGAAATTAGTGTCTGAACCTGTATCAATAATAAGGTTTTCTGTTTCTTCTGCTGCACCACCATAAACAAATTTAAAGTAAACGCCAGCAGAAGGACTTGGTAATGTAAGAGTTCTATTAGCTGAAATAGCTGGAACTACATTAGTACGGCCACCATTTGCTGTTGCTGTTAGTGTTGTATCTGCGTCAGTTAAAGCCACAGGTGCAACCTTCATACCATCACCATCTAAAGTAAATTCAGTAGTAATAACACCTGTTGTTGAATTTTTTGAAATGACTGTAAAGCCATTCTCAGACCTAACCGGTCCGCTAAAAGTTGAATTTGCCATAATTTCCTCCTACGGAAAAAATCTATCGTCTTGGCTTGTCTGCTAGGTCAGTCGATAGATAGGTTATAGTCCTAGATACTTAATTAAGTATATCAGATTACTTTGAATGGGGAAGACTTTGTTGTGCTTTTAAAATTTCTTTTCTAGACTCAAATAATGCTTGATAAGCATCTTTAATAACCTCATCTTTACCAAATTCTAATAACATATCTTGAGCAATCATTTCTATAAGAGCAATAGTGGTTATCATTCTGCCATTTATATCTTTAAGTGTATTTGGATTACTCATATTAACGGGAACCTCTATTTTTTGCCTTATATCGTAATTTTCTAACCAATTTTTTACATTAATTAATTTTTTTTGAAAGTCTGGAAAAGTTTCCCAGTCTCTTATTTCTTCTATCGTTCTTCCGCAACCTTTACACCTTTCATCAAAAGGAGCCATCGAGGTTGAGCACACTCCACTACAAGGAGAGTTAGCTAAACTATAAGAAGTATGTAGTCCTGTTTCCATAACAACAATAATTTGTTACTTTTAGTAAGTTTAAATTACTTTATGTGTATTTTACAAGTTTTTTCTACAATAAAAAAAGGGAGCCGAAGCTCCCTTTACCAAAAAAATTTGGATTATATACCTTCAGAAGCGTAAACAGCTCTCCAGTTAGAAAATCCAAATGAATATCTTTCTCTAGCTTTGTAACGCATGTTACCAGTATCGAAATCGCCTTCTAAGGCTGTAGTCATTGGACTTCTTTGGAAGTGTTTAAAGCCATCAGGACAGTCTGTTTTTAAGAACCAAGCATCTGTATCAGTTAGATAATGGTTAACAACATATCCTTGAGGGATCATACCCATATTCTTCATAGCATTTACGTCATTGTCAGATGTACCTGGACGGCCATTGCTTTGCAATAGTCTGTCAGCAACGAATTGTAATGCTGGTGGAATAATTAACTTTTGCGCTTGAAGAGCAATTGTCAAATTTCTGTCATCAACTAAAGTTGAAACATTAATAAGAGCATCTTCTAATGAAGTCTCATTCAAGTCGGCATAAGTTGAAGGTCTGTTACTGGAAGTTCCACCACCACCGAGAGGGTGAGCGTTAGAAACGAGAGGTTGCCCATCTCCACCAGTAAAGCTACTATCAAACGCATTGTTTAATGTTGCAGCAGCTTTGACCTGCTTGGTATTCGCCATAGATCTAGCCAAGGCTTTTGTATACCTTGAACCAAGTCTATCATAAAGGTTATCTTCAACTGCTTCTTCTGTAAGTGCAAAAGCCAAAGCAACAGTTTCGTGGCTGTAACGAGAAGTATAGCCTTCAGTAGCGCTATCAAACGATACCCCAGCTCCTTCTTGTTTTGTTTGGGCATTCCCAAAGCCAACGATCATTACTTCTTCTTCAAACGCTCTGTCGGAAGACTCAGTTTCGTAAATTTCTTCGTGTTCAGAATCATAACGAGCATATTCCATCCCAAAAAGGGCGTTCAATCCTGGTTCTAATTCTTTCGCTAATTGAGCTCTATTTATAGCCATGATTTAACTCCTTACGCTAAACCTGCGCCTTTTTGACCGCAGATGTGATTTTGAATAACAACTAAAACATTTGTGTTCGCCGAAGCAACATCTGAATTATCAGGATCTTCTGATATATCAATTGCTTTAAGCGGTA